GAGCCCCTGGAGCGGATCCTAAAGCAAAGCAAGCTGCGGCACCCGGTCAAACAATACGATAGCGACGGTTACCCGCTGGCATTCCACGACTGGTTTAAACCGATCCCCGGGGCGCTTTATGCCGTGCATATTGACTTAAGCGTAAGCCGGCACGGCTGCGGTTTTGGCCTGGCATACTGGGACCGGGTTCAGAAAAAGGCTATTGTGCCTTATTACGAGCGATTTGCACCGACGCCGACAAAACACCTTGATTACGCCAAGGTCCGCGCGATCGTTTTTGAGCTGCGGCGCATGGGATTTAAACTACACGTTGTCTCTTATGACAATTTCCAGAGCGAGGACAGCCTGCAGCTGCTGAAATCAAAGAAAATAGAGACGAAAAAGCTGTCCATTGTTTCCAGCATGGGGCCCGCTGACAATTTTGTCGCGCTTATAAACCAGGCGCAGCTTGACATTTACGACCGGACCTTTGAGACCGCGGAGGGCGGAGGCGTTACCCTGGCCGATGAATGCCGCCAGCTGGAGCTGCTGGACGGCAAAAAGGTCGAGCCGGCATTAAACAGTAGCGACGATATTTTCCACGGTGTGGCCGGGGCCCTATTTTGGGTCGGCGAGATGCGATCGACGACAAGACAGCCCCTGGCTAAAACTATTGTAAACAGGCCGGTCTCGGCTATAATGAATCGCAGAGCTGCATATTTTAATTGAGGAGGCCCCGAGCTATGGCAAAAAGAAAAAGCACCCCCGCTCCACTACCGCCGGATCTGCAACCGCCAGACACCACTCCAAAGATTAAAAAAATATTTTCTAGGATGCTTACGCCCGAGGGACCGATTAAAACATTTTATGAGAGCCTGCGCGGCGAAGATCCGCTCACCGGGCAGCCGCGTTACCAATTTAACGCCGTGGTACCAGTCGAAGAATATTACGAGCGATTCCGGATCCCGCAGACCGTCACCGTGGGCGAAGGCAAAGCGGCAAAGACAGAGGCAACGCGAGTGAGCGGTATTTTTTGCCTCGTCCGGAGAAAAATTGACCCGATCACAAAGAAGGCCGTCGGCTATGAAGTAGTACGCGAGCGCATAACGGATCCGGATTGGACAAGGGCCGCGGAGACGAAAGACCAGGCCGCCAAGGGCGCGCGCAGCGCCGCGGAGGATAAGTCCAGGAAAAAAGAAAAGAGGCACACCGTCGCGGACCTTATGAAAACAAAAGCCTGGAAAATTTCCAAAATGCTGGAGGCGGCACCGGTCGCGGAGGCGTTTGGAGATAATGACAATGATACCCAGGGACTGCAAAATGTTTTTGACAGCGGATATTTTGGATCGCCAAACAATGAATTTATACCGGTGCAGCCCGGGCCCTTCAATAAACAAAAATATATGTACGACTATTTAAAAGCGCACGGCTGGTGTTTTTATATGAAAAACCACAGCGCGATAGCCCAGGCGCTTGTCAATACGAAAACCAATTACGTTATGGGAAAGGGCGTAAGCGTCACGGCGCTAAACGACGACCTGGACGATTTCATACAAGACTATATACGCGTGAATGACAGACAAACAAACTGGTGGATCAACTGCGCGTCGACAGTTTGGGCCGGCGAGTTTATGGACTGGAAAAAAACAACGCCCTGGGAGGCTATACCACTGGTGAGCCAATTTATTGATCTGGCGGAAAAATACGCCGGGAAAATATTCCCGACACCGCAACCGATCGACCCATCGAGCGTTTGGGAAATAATAACCGAGCTAACAAATATAAATAACCCTTTTTATTATCACCAGCAAATGCAAACACAATATCAGCTAACTTGGAAACCCAAGGACAAGGCGTCGGAATATGTTATCAATGACATACCGGCCAATGAGGTTTTGCATACGCGCGTGAACGTGGTCCAGGGCGAGAAGCGCGGCCGCGCGGACCTGGAGCCGGTGCTGCCATGGCTTAAGCTGGAGGAGGATTATCAAAAAAGCAAAGCCTTCCGGGCCTTTGTCGAGGCGTCGTTTGTTATGAAAACTAAAATAATGGGCGACGACGACGACGTGAATCGCTATAAAGAGGATCCCGAGGTCAACAGGATCCCGGTGCCCGGCAGCAAGCTAATAGAGAACGAGGCCGTCGACACAACGTTCCTGGAGACCAAGGGGACCAGCAGCAGCGGAGCCGACGAGGTCGGCGAGAGTTTAAAAGCAAAATGCGCCGTGGGCATTGGTTTGAGCCCGGACATGCTGGGCGCTCATAGCGGCACCGGCGGCTCCGGCCGGCAAAGCGGCCTCATGAAAGCGGAGCCCGCGCACAAAAGTTTAGAGATGCGACAGACCGTGATGGAGTACGCGATCCGCAAGGAACTGGACTGGGCGATAAACATCGCGCGCGAAAATGGATTGATCCCGGCAACGCAGACGCGGCAAGCCAGCATGAAATCAATTATGCAGGCACTGCGCCGGCGCGACTTTAAAGGCGTTATGAAAGAAGCCGCCAGCCTTTTAACCATGGCCGACGTCGAGGAGCCGATCGAGATGACATACGAGGTGACTTTCCCGGAGATATTGAGCGAGGACCGCAAGGATAAACTTAACATGCTGGCGCTGGGAGAGGCGCAAAACTGGTGGAGCAAAGAAACCGCAGGCAACGCGGCCGGTAAAGAGATGAGCTTCACGACCTATGATTTTGACACCGAGCAGGAAAAAATAAGAATGGAGCAGCAGACCGACCCAAAGGTCCAGGCCATGTATGACGCGGGCGCGCCTCCGGCCAGGCCGCGGCCCATGGCGCCCAGCCAGGCAGCTCCGGCACCTGGGCCCCAAGATGATAAGCCAAAGCCAGGTAGCGGCGCAGACAAGGTTAATTTTAAAAAAGACGCCCGGAGAAAATAACGCGTGAACACCCAGCAGCAGGTGATCGCCAAGATCATGGACCAGAGCCAGGCAGCGCTCCGCGGATCCGAGGATGAGTACCTGGACCAGCTGCAGGCCGCCTACCAAGCCGCCCAGGACGCGATCGCGGCACGGATCGTGTCGCGTTTTGGCGCCGCGGGCAGCTGGACCCTGGACGACGTCAAGGCACAAAAATTTGACGCCCAGCTTTTAACCCATATTGACGAGACGATCGGAAAGCTAAACCAAAAAACTAACCTATTGCTGGAGAACGGGATGGCCGACCAATATTTACAGGCCCAGCAGTGGTCTAGCTACATGCTGGACCAGGTAACCCCGGACACCATAAACCCAAAAGTAACAATCCTGACCGACACCGCGATTCGAGCACTGGTCAATGAACGTTTCCAGGGCGCCATGTTTTCCGAGCGCATAGGATTAATAACGGACGGCATGGCCCAGGACATAAAGGACGGCCTCCTGCAGTCTATGATTAGCGGCGAGACCATGGGCCAGGCCGCGGATCGCGTGGATGCCGTGATCGGCGACGGCAGCACCTGGGCCAACAGGGCAGAGATGATCGCGCGCACCGAGATCATGAGAGCGCAGAACCTGGGCCGGTCTGCTACCTATGAACAAAACGCGGATCTTATGGACGGGACCGAGTGGGTCGCGACTGGCGACGACCGCGTGTGCCCAAGCTGCGGAGGCCGCGACGGCAAGACCGACGAGGAGATCCAGGCCGGTATAGAGGACGACGAGTTCGACGGGAGCATTGACACGCCGTTACATCCTAACTGCAGGTGCACTAAAGCGCCAAAGCTGAAAAGCTGGCGAGATCTTGGCGTTGATATGCCGGAGGATTGGGCAGACGACGCCCGCGGCTACAGGGACGAGGACACAGGCAAGTGGCGCATAGCCCCGGTCCAAAACTTTGACGATTGGCGCCAGGACAAGCTGCCGTATTTAGAACAGGGAGGAGGTGGGGAGTAATGGCGACGCCATGGTGGGGATATTTTTTATTTAATTTTTTATTTAAGAAGCCGACAAAAAAGAAAAAGAGGCCTAAAAAATGATTGAGGTCGAACAGGAAAACAAAAAATACTTGACCGTTGTCATTGACGGCAGCGGCGAGACGGTGGACGGACACAGGACCGTGATCAGCCTGCAGCATGAGCAGGGGCTAGAGCTACATCGGCAGCTTACGGAGTATTACGGAAAGCTGGAGGGCGCCAAACTGGAGCGGCGCCGGCCAGGTTTTTTCAAGAGACTATTTGCAATGGGAGGATAGGATGCAGCAGACCGATGACGAGGCACAGCGAAGCATAGACACTTACTTGCATGATCTAT